GGTCTGCCGAGCCGAGCTGATGCACGCGCGCATAGACAACGTTGGTGCCGATAATCAGGGTGTCGCCCGCAACGGCATAGTTGATCGAAGAGAAGAGGCGTCCGCTCAAGATGAGCAGCTTATGACCGGCCTTGTACTTTTTGTTCTTCAGTGTCGAGAGCGCAAGACGCGGCCATGAGCCGGCAGGCGAGCCTTCTTCGCGGAACGTCCTGGCGACGGAGGCACGCATCAGCACGCCCGCAATGTTCAGCATGGCGGAGCGGTCCGCGATGCCGGCGCGCAGCTCACCGATCCCAATCCGAACCTGCCTGTTGTCGACAACCGCCGTGATCGCCATTTACACGTACCCCGAAATATCGCAATCGTTGAAGCGCAGCTTGCTGGTCGTGGGCAGCGTGGCCCCGGTCGCGGTGGACTGAGGCGATGCGGCGCTGACTGGTTGGTCGAGCACCGCCTTTCCAGCGGAGATGTCCTTGAGCAGCGCCATCGCGTCTTCGTACCGCTGGCGAACGGTGTCGGACATCTTTGCCGGACGGCGCGAAAAGAGGAAATAGGCAGCGATGTCACGCGTGAGCGTCGTTACGGTATCGCTTGCCTGGAGCGGCGTAACATAGCGCTCGCGGCAGTAGGCATCCACCCGCCCGCTCGCCTCCTCCAGCGCAGCGCCGACGATGACGGCATCGGGCGAACCCGTGTTGCCGTCATCGGTCAACTGCGTGAGCTGTACCAGCGTCATGCGCTGCAGCAGATCGTTCTGGGTGGCGTAGGGCATCGATTAGTCGGTTTCCTGGTTGCTATCGGATGCGTTGGACTGGGATGCGTTGGACTGGGATGCGTTGGACTGGGATGCGTTGGACTGGGATGCATTGGGCTGCGAAGCGGCAGCCTGGGCAGAAGGACGACCTGCCGCAACGGACGCTCTCGCCCGGCTATGCATTGGGCTGCGAAGCGGCAGCCTGGGCAGAAGCCTTGCCTGAAGCCGGAACAAGCTTCGGCGAAATCGATCCTGCGGCCAGCAGATGCTCTGCTTCGGAGCTGAAGAGATCAATCTCTTCGCCTTTGAGGTATCTCTCGCCATCGTGGCGAACGGTGACGTTGCAGAGGTAGGTTGCCGTGGTGCCTTTGCTTACTGCCTTTTTTCCTGCCATTGAAAGCTCCAATCAGGTTGGGGATGAAAGAAACGCCCAGGCCGTCGACCTGGGCGCCTCTCTTAGGGACGCCGGTTACGAGGCAGCGACGACGTTGGTGAAGGTGTAGACCGTCTCCTGCGCGGTGAGCTTGGTGTCGTAGACCATGTCGACGGAGACCAGGTCTCGCTTCGCGCTGAGGTAGGGGTCTGGGAAGTCGAGGACCTCGTAGCCATCGACGCCCGTTCCCATATAGACGAACGTCTTTGCCGCGCTGATGTCCTGCATGCTCGACACCTGCGAATTGTAGGCAAGCACGGCCATCTGCGCCCAGATAAACGAGGGATTATCCGCGCCATCCGTCGACAGCGCACCCGCGCGAACGCATTTGACGCCAAGCGCACTCGAAATCTGGTCGATCGTCAGATTGCCAGTGGGATTGGTGTACTTGAATCGTTCGATCAGGTCGGGATGGTTGGTCAGCGCCTTGATCACGTCAGGCCCGAGCGCAAGCACGTTGGCTTCGATGCCGGACTTCGAGACGACATACTTCGCTTCCGCAACGTCAGCGATGGGATGCGATACGCCAGAGTAATCGCTCCACTGCGTTGTGCCGGTGGTAAACGCCTCCGTGTTGGTGATACCCGTCTTGAACAGAGCATTGACCTCAAACTCCCGGTCAACCTGGATATTGGCGATGGCATGCTCTGTGGCTTTCTGCTTCAGATTGAAGTTCAGCAGCGCCGCATTTTCGCCGGCTTCGCGCGTGATAGCTGCTTCCACCGCATGTGAATCGCAGAAATATTTATCGGTCGAATACCCCATGCGAATCTGCGACGGCCGCTGTCCAGGCAGGCGCAGCGTCGAGACATGCCGCTGCCCCGACCGGTCGAAGACCACATATTGGAACGACCGCTGAGCCACGGGAACGCGCGGCGCGAGGATGTCGCTGACAAAATCCGTCGAAAGAGGAAACTCTTTCGCATGCTGCGAGAGCGCGACATTCAGGTTGCCGAGGCCCGCAGCCGGCGCGAAAGCCCCCATTGCGAGGACGGCCCCAGACGCATGACCGTGGACCACCATAAAGACGGCGGCGAGCACGAAAAACACCTGAACACCGCGATTGAGCCACTGTTTGGTCTTCATAATTCCGGTATTACCTGCTTCCTTCAGAGATGGGGAGTGCTAGCTACTTGATGAACCTGCAAAGCTGAACGACGACTTCGTCGCCGGCGTTGGCCGCGCTGGTGACGGCGCGCGCAAGAACGGGGTCGAGATCGGTCACGGACGGAATGAGCTGACCCGCCGCATTGGCGATGAGGTCCTGGTCTGCGGCGATGGCCGCGCCTGCAATGGCAATCGCTTCGCCATCCCAGACAATCGACAGCTCGCCGGTATTGGCCAGATCGGACTCGGCGACGATGCCGATGCAACGCTGACCGGAGCCGGTGGGAAGAACGACACCGCCGTCAGAAGCGCCCTGCTTGACCGCGAGGCCATAAGTGGTGCCGGCGGGGCCGGTATAAGGGCGCGTCCTCTGATCGCCAATGAGTCCAACCGTCGTCTTCATCGTTTCGTGCCTTCCTGCCCTGTGGGCGACTGCGAAAATTTACGTAGGGCGGAATCGCCGCCGCCCCTCGGCTCGACGGCCATCGCTGGCCGCCGACGCGGAACCTAGACTGAGCCTGCCGTCGCACCGCCGGGGATCGCCAGCTCGGGCCGCTCGGCGACGATCTGACCCATCGCCTCGCCGAAGGTGATGTTCTTTTCCTTGGCACGCGCCTGGGAGAGGTTGGCCAGCGTGACGGAGTTCGGATCGGCCTTGCCGCCGTCTTCGCTGAACCGCACCAGGCCGGGAGAGGGCTTGGAGACGTGGCCCGCATAGATGTCCGCGCCCGCCGGAACAATCTTGCCCAGTGACTCCATGAAGGAGACGAGCGTTTCGAGCGGCGTCAGCTTCTTCTTCGCGTCGCCCTCGCCAAACTCAACCGTCTCGGTGGTCTTCGCCAGCTCGCTGAAGACGATGCCGAGGCCCATCTTGTCGAACGCCGGAATCCAGCGGCCATTGGCCTTCACCTTGGCAATCGCAGCCTCGGCGCGAGCAGTGGTTTCGGACGTGACGATCTTGCCCTCGCGCTCGGAGAACTCTTTCTTCTGCGCGTCGAGCGCGGTCTGCAGCGGCGTAACGGCAGCCGCTACTGCTTCGCCACAGATGCGGCGCACATCGGCCTCGCTGAAGCTCGCCGTATCCGTCTTCTTGCCGAATCGCTCGTCAAACTTAGCGAGCAGCCTATCCAAAAGCGTTCCTTCGTCCTGCGGCATCGATTCCTCCTCGAAGGCGACCTCAGTCACCTCGTCTCCTGCATCTTCGAATTGAGCGTCCTTCAAACCTTTGACCTCTGGAGGTTGCGCCCCCAGAAAAGCGATATGGCGCAGTCCCGAGATAAGACCGGTCGCCTTGTCCACGTAGAACGAGGCAGACCGCTTTTTGAAGCGTCCCGCCTCTACCATCTCTTCAAACTGCGGCTCAACCTGATGGGGCTGAAACTGCAAAACGTCGCCCACGCGCCGCACTTTCGCAACCCAGCCATAAGCGGGAGCATTCGATTCCGGATGCCCCACGCAGACAGGAGCCTCATGCTGCTCGGGCTTGTAATTGGAAACAACGCGATCAATATCGGCCTGAGTGAAGACGCCCTTCGCGCCGTGATTCCCGGCGCGAAAGGCATCGATCCACTGGTTGGTCAGCTTGCTCACAGCCTGGATAGTATGTTGGGCGATTGCAAGGACGGGATAAAGGTGGCACAGGACGAGAGCTTGGCCTATGCGAATACCTTCGTGAAGCCTGCTTGCGGCACCTTCATGCGCGCCAACAGCGGCAGTCGCGCCATGCCCGATTCACTCGCGTCCTTGGGAGCTTCCTCCGCGAGCAGCCCAATCACGATGCAGCGGCAGTTGAATCCGTTCGGCGGATAAATCTTGCGCCACACCGGATCGCTGCTGCGCGCGGTGAAATAGTCGAGCACTGCATGTTCAGGTCGCACGCGGTCATCGCCCACAGTCAGATATTGCCAGAACGGAATTGCATCCTGCACGGCGGGGTCGCTGAGCTGCTCATAGCGGCCCAGCGAATATGCCTTCTGCATGTTCGTGGTGAAGACGGTATCGAGCGTGAAGGCCGCGATTTGTTCGACGCCGGCCGTGCTCGTGAGCTTGTTGACCGCCTGCTCGAAATCTTTCTGCGTGCCGCCATCCGCAATCACCTGGGCCAGATCGTCACGTATCTTTCCGATCAGCCGCCCATCGCTGACGCCGGCCACGGTGAATGCATCTTTCTTATACTGGCTTGAAAGGCCGTCGAAGACCATCTTCGTGACTGGCGTCAGGCTGCGCAGATAGTCTGCCGAGTCGCCAGCGGGCAGGTCGAAGCTAAAACCTCCGCTCAGAGCGGCGGCGTCTTCCGCATCATCGAAATGAACATGCAGCCGCGATCCGGTGGCGATAGGAATCACCTTCCCCGTCTTGCGATGCACCTCGCGCGCAATCTGCGCGCGGCCCAGCAGGTTCGCCGCGGCCATGCGTTTGGCCAGCAGGTCGCCAATCTTGAGCTGCACGTTCGTGCTGCGCATGATGCGCTGGAGCATTAGATTTGCACCCACAATTCGCGTCTACAGGTCGGGCATCCAACCTTCAAATAATCCTCATTGCGACACGTCGATACAAATTCGGCCTCGCCGCGAGTGAACTCCATTTCGCATTTGCAGTGAGCACAAATGGCTTGATATATCTCGTTTTCGGGCAACACTCCTGGCTTGATCGTCTTCATTGAAGCACCTCCGGTTTCAGCGAATCCGCGACCTCTTCGATGCGCGTCCGGAACAATCCGATCGACTCGTCACGGAGCTGCTGCGCAAGTTGGTCGAACTGCTCCATGTCCGCCTTCGCCTGGGCCGGAAGATCGCGCTCCGAAAACGTCGCCCTGGTCGTGTCGTTGATCGCCACCTGCGGAGCGTTGATGTTCGGAGCGGCAATCTCCTCCTGCGCATCCGGCGCGGGGATGCCGTACCGCTCACGCAGATAGCTTAGCGGCATCGGAACGCCCATACGCTGCGCTCCCGCGTCGATGGCGAGCCGCTTGGTCAGATCCTCCTGCTCTTCCACGTCATAGCTCCAGCGCGGCATCGGTGCATTGGGGCCATAGTTCCACAGCACGAGCGGGCGGATGAGCTGCCGGTTGATGATGCTCTGCGTCGCCTTGCACAGCCGGATCGCTTTCGTGTCCTTCGTCTCAGAGTGCACATCGCCGAGCGCCTGCGTTCCCTTGCCGCCTTCGCCGCCGAAGCTGGTCAGCGTCTCGCCCAGGACGCGGCGCACAATATCGAGCTGCATCGCGTTGTAAAAGTGCTCATACGTGTCGGGGTTCATCGTGCGCGCCAGCGTGAGCAGTTCCTTGTCGTACTCGAATCCCTCGGGCACGCCGAGCGCGACCTGCTCGATCAGAGCCTGGGCAAGATCGGCTGCCTGCTGTTTTTGCATTGCATTGTCCGAATCCTGATAGCGAACGACTGCCGTGCCCGGCCCTTTCTCCGCATACTGCACCCACAGCCGCTGCATGTTGCGTTTGAACCAGCTCGACCAGAAGATGCTGCGCAGCAGCGGACGGCCCATCCGGTTACGCGAGCGGGGCCGGTAGCTGAAGATCATGAACTTCTCTTCCGGGACAGGCTCGCCGCTCGAAGCGTAGGGACTGTTGAGAAACTGCATGGGGCCGATCTGCGGCTGGAAGCGATTGCCGAAGAGGAATAACTCCTGCGGACAGTCCTTGATATCGATCAGATTCGCCTGGCCCATGCTCACGTCGAACATCATCTCCGCGACGCTGAAGCCATAGCCAGGCGCGTCGAGCATATTGTCGAGCACGCCGTCGAGGTTCGACACATTGGCGAGCTGGGCCTCGATGAAGGCGGCGATCTCGGCCGCCTGGGAGGAATCGTCAAACGGCTCAATCGCATATTTGCGTTCGAGCACCGCCTCCTTCAACGTGTCGAGCGCGTTGGCAACGTCCGTGTCCTTCTCCTCCAGCTCGCGATAGTAGAGGATCGCCGTGCCATCATCGCGCAGCATCGAGTTCCAGATGTTCGACGGGTTCTTGGTCCCACCGAAAGCCAGCGAGTTTCGATAGAGCGAGATCTGCGTGAGATACAACGCCTGCGTGGTGACGATCTCACCAGGCGGCGGAAGCGGCGGAGCTTTCAGTTCGTCGTCGGCCATCACATGAATCCTTTGGTCTGCGAATAAGTACTTTCAACCCGGCTGGGCGTCATACCCAGTTCGAGCTTTCTTCCGTCGGCGGCCAGCAGCGCCAGGGCGAGCGCCCAGAACTCGTCCGAGTGGCCGGCCTCGCTCCTTTCCGCGTCGAAACGGAAGTGCCCAGCTGCAGTCGGGATGCGCCGGATAGCGTGGATGGCCGTCCGGAGATAGCGATCTTCGGGGGTGCGCAGCGTCTTCTGCTCGAAGTTGCGCCTGGCGCGGACGGCCATATCTTCCTTGACCGCCATGTTGAAGGTGATGCCCTCGACGCGCGATGTGCCGTACTTCGTCGCCAGCTCCTCCGCGAGCTGCATCCCGAGACCACTCGCATCCTGGCAGAGACGCCGGATCGGCAGCGACGACATCAGTCCCTCGACCACGGCACGCTGCTCGGCGAAGCTCTTGCCCCGCATCCGAATGATCGCGCGCACCCAGTACACATCGCCGATCTTTTCGAGCAGCACAAAGACGGTCAGGTCCTTGCGGCGTCCAATGTCGCCGCCCAGGTAAAGCTCGCCGCGCGGAACAAAGAACTGCGGCAGATCGACAGAGGCGTCGATGGATTCAGCCGACTGAATCAGATCCCAGGGAATGAAGCTCGTGGCGTCCGAAATAAATTTGCAGCAGTACTCCTGCTCCCAGATGTCTTCATCGGGGCAGCCGTCGCGGAGCATCTGGATGAACGCCTCGTTCTCCATGCCAGCAGACTGTGCCAATCCGTCGCCGACCGCCTGATAAATGTCGGTGGTGTGGACGGAAAAGCCGCTCTTCTTGGTGGCCAGCTCGTAAAACATGCCGGACTCCCCGAACGGCGTCGAGCCGAGATGCATGCTGTAGCCGCGCGTGATCGATGGATAGACTGCCGCGTAAAACTTCTTTTGGTCTTTATGGAAGGCGAACTCATCGCCGAAGACATTCCCGGAGTAGCCGCGCGCCGTCTCCGGGTTTGAGGGCAGAAAGATCGCGCGCGCCTTGGTGTGTGGAATCGTGATGGTCGATTGTGTCACCTCAACGCCGTCCACAATGCCCCATCGCTCATCGGTCAGCGTCGTGCCGCGAGCGGCGATCTCGATGGCCTGCATCGCATCCAGATGGTCTTTCGCCTTGCGCGCCAGCTCAAGGCTCTGCCGCTGGCCGGCTGAGTAGAACGTCCAAAGCGTCTTGTGGTCCACGCACTCCAGCATGGGACCCAGCGTGCCGACGAAGCTGAAGCCGATCTGCCGCGCCTTGATGTACAGCTTCAGCTTCGACTTGTCATTGATCCAGTCGCGTTGATAGCGCAGCAGGAGCGTGTTAGACGACGCCATAGATGTCCTTCACCTGGCGGAGAACATCCTCGCGGCTGACGACGGGCGCGGCATCGCCGGACTTCGGCTCCAGACTGTCGATCAGCTCTCCGGCCTTGCGCTTGATCTCGTCCAACTTCAATTGCAGCGTCTGCTCGTCGACGGCAACCTTGCGGTCGCGGATGGCATTCGTTCTTGCCTTCTGCATCAGCTCGCCGAGCTTGATCAGACCCTTTGTGGCGTTTAGCCGGCCAGCCTCCGTGCCGTCCTCGCTGAGCACGCCCATCAGCGTGTCCCTGGCCGCGTTGATGACAGCCTCGTCGCCATTGACAAGCTGCGACTTGGCGAACGACTCCGCAATGGCCCGCGCCTGCTCGGACTTCACCAGCACATCTTTGCGCACCTGCTCCACGCGCAGATCGAACCAGCGGTGCAGGTTGCTCTTCGGCAGCCGCATCTCTGGGAAGAGTTCGAGCACGGCAACTGGCAGGTTGTCCCAATCGACGAAACCGTCTTTATCGATCGGCTGCGCGCTCAGGTCCTCGATCTCCTGCCACGTCTTGCCGCGCCGATTACGCAGAATGAGAATCGCCTCATGCACGGACGGCGGCAGGCGATCAATCTTCAGCGGCTGATTTGTCTCGCGGCGCTCGCCGGTCTTAGGTCTGGGTTTGGCCACATCTACACCTCCACAGCCGGGTCGTCGACAGTTCCTTCCAGCAGATCGCGGCCCTTCGGCAGCAGCTCGATCTGCCACATGCTCACTTCACCGGTGTTTAGGTCCTTCTTCTCGACATAGCTGATGTAGCTACGTCCACGCAGATCCTGCAAGGTCGTCTTCACTTCATTGCGGCTCGCATCGAATCCAAGCCCGCGAATCAGCGCGCTCCAAAGCGCCGTGCTGTCAAAGCGCGACGCCTGCTCATCGTGATTTGTGCGCAACAGTCCGAGGATCGCTCCCCGCAGTCTCTTCGCCTTTGCCGTGGCCGTGTAGCTCATCCGTTCCTCTTCTTCCAATCGTCCAGCTTCTCGTTCAAGGCATTCAGCCCTTCGGTCAGCTCCGACATCTTCTGATACGTTCTTTCGCTCTGCTGCGCAGTGTAGGAGGTGAGCGTCTGCATCTCCTGCAACTGTCGATCGTCCTTATCTGCCGACTTCTGCAGCGCGACAGCCTGGGCCTGCATTGCATCCGCCTGGCTGGCCTGCTGCACAGCCACGCGGTCCATCGCATCGGCGATCCGCGTGCCGAAGCTCTCCGCCACGTCCAGCCCGCGATTGGCGATCTTGCTCAACACATAGGCAACGAACATCGACAGAAAGCACCAGGGGCCCCAATCATGCAGCAGCCTGAACGCCTTCTCCGGCTCCGCGTGGATCAGCTCGATGATGCCGAAGATGGCCGAGCTCCCGCCGGCGAAGCCTCCGCCGACGAGTAGCGCCTGGACAACCCCTGAGGTCCGCTTCGCGGGCGCTGTCTCAGTCGCCACAGTCCCTGCTGCCTGTATTGAATCCATCAGCTTCGTTTCTCCTTGCTCAACTCTTCCGCTAATTGCGCGCCCTGCGGGATGGCGGCCTCGGCAGCCCTGATCGCGCCGGGAACATTGTGAGCGGCGGCGGCGGCTCCCGCCAGCGCAATCGACTGCAAAAGCGCGATCTCTTCCTTCTGATGGCGCTCCAGCGCCGCCCGGAAGGTAGCCGCGAAACCCGCGGCTGCGAGCGTCACCAGGGCGACTCCGGTATCGGGGGTCAACCGCCCCAGAAAGACGAGCGCGACGAGGGTCAAAAGAACCATCCCGGCGACCAGGTAGGTCTTCCGTCCCGCCATCCATCTCCAAATCGTCCTCATAACCCCTCCCTGTGATGCCCCGCAATCGCGTCAGAAAATTATTCCCACGCGTGGCACGAATTTCCGGCTACCCCAGTACCCCTCAAATCGTCCTGGGGCATCCTGACGCGTTTTTGCCCCTGGCTAAGATTCCGCCTCCAGCACAATGGCGGCGTTGGCCGTCATCACGCACTCCCGCAGCTTGCGAATCGCCGCTGCCTTGTCCGGCCCATCCTGCACCCGGTTATCGATCAGAAACGCGAACTCCAGTGCCGCCGTCCTGATCTCCGCCATGCGCGCCATCTGATGGTCCTTCGGCGAGTGATATGTGAACTTGTTCAGAATGTCTTCCCGTCGCATCTCTTCCTTTCGACTTCGGGCGGGTGACAGCCCCGCCCTGCAATACGCCGCCAGCATTTGCTCCGATGTGGGTTGGCCCGGCTCCCGTGTTCCACTGCCGTCATTCAGTACCGCGAATCAGGCTCCCAGCCCACTGGCATACTGCTATCGTCGTTGGGTTATGTCTTTGGTCGGTCCGCTCCATCAACTTCGGCCTGCGCAATCGCTGCCTTGTCGTCTTCCTCAGCGGCCGCAAGAATCTGCGGGTCGCTCTCGCCGCGAAGCTGCAGCAGCTTCGGCACCAGAGCCGAGCCGACGCTGATAGCCAGCGCGATCAGCTCCTCGATCTCAGTGCTCGTCAGCGTAATGGCGAAGAGCGGGCCCACTGGATGATGGAACGGAAGCCGGTTCCGCGATGTGCCGGATGGCGTCCCGTAGATCGTCTGCAGGATGGCGAGCTGCGCCTGGACCGAACTCATGAAGATAGCGAAGTCGGCCTGGGCCTGAGCGCTCTTGAGATGAAGAATGCCCTGCTCGTTCCATTGCACAACCTCTACCGAGAGCTTCGTGAAGGCTTCGATCACAGCAGCGTTGTCTACCTTGCCGCCATTCATCTGCGCATCTTCGAGGATGGCGACCAGGTTATCGTTTGCGGCGGCTGCCTGCGCGATGTAATTGGCCACTAGCTTGCGCTCGTCGTCCGTCTCGAAGGCATTTGTATGGTTGGCCACCGCTGCTGAATGCAACGTGGCGGCAATCGATCCGGCAGCAACCGTCGCCTTGTGCAGGTTGCTGCCGCAGCCGCCAGACGCTCCCATCAGCAGCGCCGTGGCGAGAATGCAACCCAGAAATCCGAACCTTGCTTTCGATTTCATCTTTCCCTCTTTCATTTGAATGCGACGATAAAACTGTCGAGAAATTGGTAGCCGGACACGGCATAGCTTCCCACGCCCACATAGCTTCCGGCAGCCGGAGTCTGCTCTTCGAGCATCAGTTCCGGAGCAACCCAGTAGGTTGTCTGCGCGCCGCCGTCATAACTCGCTGTCAGCGTCCAGCCCTGTCCCGCGCTCCATGCACCTTTGCCCGCGTTGCTTGCAGCTCCTGCCAGCACAAGCGCACCCTCGGGCACGCTATACGGGCCTGCCGTCCACGTCTGCATGTTCACGTAACCGCTCGTGGACATGGCTGCGGCCGAGACAAAGGTCGCCGCCAGCGACATTCCGCTGTACTCGACCGGAATCAGCGTAGCGGAGGAACTGTTCGATTGATTGAAGCTCGCCGTCACCGCAGTAATGCCAGCCGGAGCGTTGGAGAGGTAGTAGAAATAGAGCGGCTGCTTCCCGGTCGTATACGCTACGGCCTGCATCATGGGATAGCTGTGCGTCCCGTCACTCGCGGTAACGCCCGTGACGCTCGTGCCTGGGTTGGACACTTCTTCGACGCCGAGGAAATGCCCAGCAGTCGTCGTCCAACCCAGCGGGCACGTCGCCTGCTCGCTCGCAATCAGCAGCCCCCCACAAACGCCTTGATTCACGCGCACGATGGGTGCGGACGCCGGAGGCACGGGTGCCCCATCCGAACCGGAGAGAACGCAACTCAAATTGACCGCGCCGCTCGCATCGGCATTGCCGAACAGGCAGCCATAGGACGTGCCGTTCACATTGAGCGTCCAGCTAAACTGCTGCAACAGTCCGCCGATGATGCCATTCGGCGGCAATGGGAACTTCGCCAGCAGCGCCTGGGCCAGCGAGCCTTCCGTCGGCGCGATGTTCGACATGCTCACTGGGACGACCGTCCCCGATGTGGGATTCGCGACCGTCTGGCCGAATGCGCTCAGCGAAAGCAACGTGACCAGCACAAGCACTGCTCCCCAGAACAACCCGAACACCCAAAGCGCGCGCCGAGGATGCAGCACGGCCAGCGCCTCTGCCTTGTCTGCGAACGGGCCGAAACACCCCGAGTCCGTCGTCTCCGCATACCACCGTCCGTTGCGTTGCTCCACGGCTGCTTTCTTTCGCGTCTTCATACCTTCGCCTCCATCATGGCCTCAATCAACGACAGCCTCTTGAGCAGGTCCTGCCTCTCGCCCTCAAAGTGTCGCCTCATCCACTCCGGGCTCATCGCCTTGACCGCCAGCTCTGTCCTGCTAAAGCATCCGACCTTGTCGAAGATATTGCCGAGATGCCGCCGTACCGTCTGGTCCGAAATTTTGAGATGGTCCGCAATCTCCTTGTTCGCCCATGCCTCACGGATAAGCATGACGACCTCCATCTCGCGGCACGTCAAGCGCGCCGGCTTCCATTCGGCCCGAACGGCCAATCGCGCACTCCTTGGCATCTATCCTCCGAGCCAGCTTTTGATCTTCAACTCCATAATCTTGCGCTGGACGAAGCCCATGTTCAGCGGGGACACCTGCAATGCCGAGCCGGTAAAGCTGTAGCCCGCACTGTAGCCGTCCTTCTCGATCACGCCTGAGTCGCCCGTGATCTCGATGCCCTGTTCGTCCTTGAGCTGCTGCGCCTTCTCGGCAAACTGCGCCCGCGTCATCGGAATCTCGATCATGCCGCCTCCTGAGTAGCCACGGCCGGTTCCCCAGGCGGCGGCGCGATGTCGTAATACAGCAACTTCAGCGGCAGGATGAAGTCGTTCATCAGCCGGTGCGCATAGTTGAGCGTGTGTGTCACCGGGTCGCGGCTCGTCGAATAGCCGCCTTCCTGCAATGCGAGGCAGAAGGCCGGGACATCGTCGCGCACAGCCATCGCGGAGGCGTAGCGGGGCAGCGTGGCCAGCAGCCGCCCATGCGCGTTGAAGCTCTCAATCGCCGACGGATAGACCGCGAACTTCGCCCGCTCCATCTTCGTGCCCGTCGCGCCATCTTCTGCGGTCACATACTCGCAATACTCCTGCCCCGGAATCGCCTTGATGCCGAAGTAATTGCGGTTCTTGAGCGCGAGCTTACTGCGGCCCCAGCCCGACTCGACGATGCACTGCGCCAGCGTCACCGATGCGGGAACGCCCCACTTCGACTGCGACATCTGCGCCGGGCAGACCATCGCCTTCAACCATGCGAGATCATCTCGTGTCGGCATCCCTTTGCTCATCCCCTCCTGGCTCAAGAGGGCCGATGCATGACACCGGCCCTCCCGTCCTGCTCTGGTTACGCCCGCGTTCCTTTCAAGGGGAAATCGTGGGGACCTGACCGTACTGGTCTAAAGGCAGGGTATGACCGCGCCACTCCGCGCCCGCGCAAGGGTAACTATCGCGGCGAGCTTGACGAGAGGATGAGGATTTTGTGGTCTCAGGCCGCGAGCTTGATCTCACTGTTGGCGATCAGCACTTCGCCTGTTTTCTTCCGGCCCTCGACCGGCGCGGCGAGGCTGTAGAGGACCTCGACGCGCCGAAGATGAAAGCGGTGCTTTCGCGCCAGCGCCCTGACCTCGGCGCAGTCGTCGAAGCTCATCAGGAACTTCCCCTTCAATCGCGCCAGCGCCGCGAACAGCGTTTCGCGTTGCTCTTCGGCCAGCGGCTTGTACCGTCCATTCGGCTGGAAATGCACATAGGGAGGGTCGAGATAGAACCAGGTCTTCGCCGAATCATACCGCGCCAGCATCTCCTCGAAGCTCCGCTGCTCGATCAGCACATTGCGCAGCCGCGCAGCCGTCTCGGCGAGAAGCTCACGCACACGGTCCAGCGACCGCTTCATCTTCGGGCCTCTCTCGTTCAGACCCTTCGCGCTGGAGCTGGCGAAGTGCTCGCCCTTCGCCCCGTAGCTGTACCAGACCAGATAAGCGAAGCGCAGCGCGCGCTGCAACTCGCATTCGGGTGTGAAAGTTTTTCCGTCCGTGAAATGTTCGCGCTTCAATTCGCGGAACCGCTCCGCATGCACTATCTCATGGTCGAACAACTCTGCCAGCGCTGCAGGCCTATGCTTGGCCACGCGGAAGAAGTTGATTACATCGCCGTTGAGGTCGTTGAGTATCTCGCATCGCGATTGCGGCTTCGCAAACAGCAACTTCGCCGATCCGGCGAAGACCTCGACATAAATCTCATGTTCAGGGATGAGTGAGAGAAGCGTCCTTTTCAGGTTCCGTTTACCGCCAGGCCACGCAAAAGGGGAGTTCATATCCAGCAGTATTGCTCGACACGAGAGGCGAACACAAGGCGAAACTTATTTATTGCCCTTCGCAGCCAAAAATTTCTTCTTATCCTGCTTGATCGCATCGATAGCTCTATCGTGAGCACCTGACAATGAAGATGCAGAACAGTTCCCATCGACGTAAATAATGTGACACGAAGAGACCTGGAAATGATATGAAGCTGCATCGCCTAACACCCTCTTATCCGCATCGCTCTCGACAGTCCGCCGCAATTTTTGAAATATCTTTTCTGCTTCGTCCTCGCGTTCGCCATAGGGAATACTGGGATCGTTGACGGCTTCTGCCATGCGTTCTATAGCATCGACGCCGTCCATAGCTATCTCGATAACGTCGGGATTCAACTTGCTCCAATCGACGGATTTTGGTTGAGCGGTCTGGGACGGTGATGCACTGATCGAAAAGGCCAATAACACAAATACAAGAAATATCTTCAACGCTCCTCACTTTCGTTTTGGGGCTAAAGCCCCGATCCACTTCACAACTTCGCCAATGATCGACCAATCGCCATGCCCCCGGATAATCCGAACCGGATGGCGCGACGACGCATTCTGCGGCACAAGCATGTAGGTGTCTTCATATCGGCGCAGCCATTTCAGCGTGACACCGTCCCCATTGCTGGCGGCGACGATTCGGTCGATGAGCTTCTCCGGGTCGCGTTGGGACACATCGACGAGGACGATATAGCCATCCTCAAGGATCGGCGACATAGAGTCCCCCTTCACCTTCAATCCGACGAGTTTGCCACCGCGAGGAACGATGTGGCGGGGCAGATTCAGTTTGTAGTCGATCTCTGCATCGTTGATGACGCGCGCTGTCCCAGCGGCCGCAGCATCCTTCAAAACCGGGATTGTCCGGTCCTCCGACTCCACAACTGAGAAGTGCTCAAGTTTGACTCCGGCCTGTGCCAGCCACCATGCGCTTTCTTCTTCAGGAGCGAGCCTCGCCAGCAGCGCGAGTATATGTCCAGGTGGCTTGAGCTTGCCATTTTCCCATTTTGCGATATTGCCCTGCGAGACCCCAAGCGCCTGAGCCAGTTGGGTTTGGCTGTATCTCAAGGATTTTCGGAGTTTGTGGACAGCATTGCCCAGGGAGGTCTCTTTTTGCAGTTCACTTCCTGATGGAATTATTTTGCTTGCCACGTTATTCCATTTGGCATATTGTGGTTCTGTCACTGAGGCATCAATTTGAACTCCAAGTTTATCCCTAATATCGACTCGCTCCGCAAGCATTATCGGCGACTCCCTAATTTCAGCGAGATTGCCAGGGAGCAGGGAGTAACGCCAGGTCATGTTCGTCGTGTGTTTTGGGGCCTTTCCGTCTCGGCGCGGATCACCCGAGCCATCGAGCAAAAGGTCCGGCTGAACAGCCGCAAGATGCGGGATGGGGAGCGTGCTGCTTGAACGATCGCCTCGTCTCATTGCGCCTCCAATATGGGAATGCCGCGTATCAGGTGGCCCGCTATCAGCATGAGATGGAACTGCTGAAAACCATGATCGACCGCGCGGCGCAGGAGGAGGCTCTCGATGCGTGTACCACCCAGACAGCCCCACCCGAGATAGAAACACAACCTGCTCCACTCAGCAAAGAACTTCAAACCCGAATCATTGAAAGCCGCGAGTTGCGAGGCATCCGCGCCCGCATCGCTCGCGAGCTGGGAATCAGCTCGCAGCAGGTCTATAGGGTGGCGAACGGTCAAGGGAAGTCTGCGCGTGTAAGCGCGGCGCTCGAACAAGCGTATGCCGATCTTCAGAAGGCGGGGCGTCCATGAATCAATCATCAGGCCCCCAGTCTCGCGCCGCCGCAGCCGCGCCGTCCACGGAAAAGACGAAGGAATTTTCTGGGGTCGTTCAGCAGCTTCCGCTGCCTCTGGACCGGGAAAATATCCTGCCCGGCAGCCTGAACGATAGCCATGTGATTCGCGCGGTACTAACCGAAGTAATCCGTGCGTGTGGCAAAAGCCGCGCCCAGATTGCAGATGAGATGAGTTACCTGGTTGGGCGCGAAGTAACGGAAAGAATGCTCAACGGATTTACGGCTGAATCCAAAGAAGACTATCGATGGCCGGCCGAACTGGACCGCGCCTTTTGCGCCGTCACGGGCGACACGCGCCTGTTGACCTGCCGCGTGGAACTGCACGGGATGCACGTCATCGATTCCGACGAGATGGATTTGCTTGAGCTGGGACGGGCCTTCCTGCAACGAACGCAGGCGGAAGAAAAGATTGAGCGATTGCAAAAGCGGTTGCAGGGGAGGCGGCCATGACGACCTGGCTCACCCTCGCCGAATATCTCCAGGCCAGCGGCCTGTCGCGCCGGACGTTCTATCGCCGCCGCTCTTCTATCCCGTCAAAACAAGTAGACGGCGTCATCAAGTTCAGCGCAGCTTCGCTCACGCCGGAGCAGCGCGCCAAGTTGGACGGCCCGCAGGCAAGCAGGAATCGAATTGCGAATGTCGCCTCGGCGGATATGCAGATTCCTCTGCTTGCGGCTGGGGTTTCAGCCCCGGTGGCCGTCCAAACCACCCGCGTCGCCCTCACTGCGCAGGCTGAGAAGCAAGCGGGCGAGCGTCTCGCCATCATCCAGCCCTTGCTCGACTGGGGCAGCGACCCTTCGGCCCGCGCCCGCTTTGCGCAGCTCCGGCTCGCCGACGGCCGCGCCGTCACCACTGCCGATC